CGCCGACGACAGTACGCGACATGGAAGCCTGCTGGCACAAGCATCTTGCCGATTTCTTCGGTGCCATCCAGCCGAAAACACTGAACCGGCAACTCATCGAGCAGTACAAGGAGCGGCGGTTATCGGCGCCACGCTGGGGGAAAATCGAGTACGGCACCATCAAGCCACGCACGGTGGCCAAGGAACTGAACTTCCTGTCGGCGCTCTTGGCGTGGGCGACCGAGGCCGATTTGTGCGACCCGCTGACCTTCAAGATCCAGCGCTTCCCGGCTAAACTCATCCGCTCGCCCAAAGCCAGGCCGCTATCGTTCGACCAGGTCGACGGCATCCTCGAACACATTGAGCCACAGTACCGCCTCTTGTACCTCTTGATGGCCGATGCCGGTTTACGAGCCAGTGAGGCGCTAACCCTGCGCCGCGAGCATGTCGAACTGGCGCGGGGATTGATTTTTGTGCTCGGAAAGGGTAGAAAGGAGCGCATTGTGCCGATCGGCACCGAGCGCCTACGCGATGAACTGGCACGGCGGCTGACTAAAGCCTCCGACTACTTGAGTGCCAACCCGAGGACGGGCAAACCTTACTGCGATATCAAGAAGCCACTCAACAAGGCAGCGCGACTGGCCGGCATCGAAAAACACGTGTACCAACACCTGCTGCGCCACAGCTTCGGCACCAACGCTACCATCGCCGGGGTGACGCCGCCAGCGCTACAAGATATGATGGGTCATGCCAGCTTGGAAACAACCCGGATTTATCAAAATCTTGCCGCCGATTACTTGCAAGCCCAGGCGGCCAAACTGGGCGATATGGTCAAGCGAACATCGAACCATATGGACAAACAGGACGCCTGTGGTAACGATATGGAATAATTTACAAATAACATATTATTTGCTTAACTCATAACCCGAAGGTCAGAGGTTCAAGTCCTCTCCCCGCTACCAGCAAAATTAACCGGTTACGTCGTTTATTCTACGGAGTAACCGGTTTTGTTTTGTCCACATTTTGTCCACATATGTATATGATCAGAAATCGAGCAATCCCCAACGATTCCGTACATCGATCATCATCCGTTCGCGAATGATTTGTAACCTATCTTCTATCGTGGTCAATTTGCTCATTTCTTCCGGATTGCTGGCGCGGCCACGCATGCTGCTGACCAATTCCAACAGATCCAGCAGATCGCTGCCTCCTGGACATTCCTCACGGATGGCGCGGTTATAGAGTTTCCTCGTGTTCGTTTTTTCGTATTTTAAACGGAACTCTTCTTTGCTCATTTTTTTTTTACCATTTAACGAAGTGCCCGGCATTTCACTGGACATCTGATTTTTTTTTTACGGACAAAAAAAAATACCCAAGTCTTTCGGCCTGGGCATTCTCCGCTTACACAGCGGTAAAAATAAGACTTCTGTTTCAATCCGCGCGCCGAAGCGTGACATCAAACCCATTACAAACAATGTTTCTATCCACGCGGCAAGCCGCGACCCGTGAGCGAACCTACTGGCGTATCGTGGTACATTTTTTTTTTGTGCGTCAACCAATTTCTCGCGCAGCCACTATGGCTGCGCAGAGTCTCACGCCGATGTGCTTTCCGCTCCACGGTATTTAATACCATAAAGTCCCCATTGCAGAACAAAGCCAAGCATGGGCCATATGCGGTCTTTGATGCGCTTTGTTGCTATTTCGACGCCAATGGCGTGGTCGTAGTTGGCTGGGTCAACACAGGAGCTTACTTCGTATTGGACAAATCCGGTGACAGTATCCATTTTGACGATCGTCGTTTTCTCGTCAAGCTGTGATCCTTCGGCTGGAAGCGTGAAAGAGTCAACCACATCCGGCGTAATCTTCCTTCCATCTGATAATGGAAGATACGCCGCCTCGAACACATCGGCGGGACTCCATGACTCATACGTGGTTCCGCCTGGATTGTCGTAAAGCACTTTGTAACCAGGGACTCCGTTCCTCTCCATCGGTTCGGCCTTGATGATTTTGACACCCATGTAGCTTTGCATGATTTTTCTCCGTAAAAAAAGAACAGCCATTGATTATTTATGCCGCCGCAGCCTGGCTTGGATACTGCGGCGTAGCGGCGGCAAGCAAGCCGCCGGTCTGTTGCGCGGTTGGGGTGGTGGCGTTGGCGCCCTTGGTTTGCAGCCACAGCGGCGCCGCCAATTCTTTGCGCTGCCGGTTGATTTCGACGAGCGACACGCTTTGCGCATTGCCGGCGGCGTAGTTGCCGCCCTGTTCGACGCCCTGGTTGAAGCGCTCCTGGGCCGTGAGCTTGTCGTCGCGGTTGACATCGAACTGGCGCTTGGATTCGTCGAACTCGGCACGGAATTTTTCCCTTTGAAAGGCCAGTTGCTCCATGGCCGACTGGTACTGCAAGCCGGCGGCGTCGCTGCCGCCGGCGGCATTACGCATCTCTTGGAGCTGTAATGCCAGGGCCGCCTCGCGATCCATCTTCTCACGTTCCCAGTCCTTGTCGATCCCGGGCGTATCGGTCATGCCGCCCTTGAGGAATTGGGCACCGGTGGACAAGGCTGAAGATGCCAGCAACGCTTTTCCGGTGGATAGTTCACCGCCAGCAGCCCCACCAGCGGCAACTTTAGCACCAGCGGCACCAGCGGCCGCACCACCACTACCTGCCGGGACGATGGTGGTAGTTGCCACGTTTCCGCCAACAATTTGTCCCGTGGTATTCGCCAACCCAGCACCACCAAGACCGGTACCGCCGCCAGCCGCCGCACCGCCGCCCGCCGCCGCGCCGCCACCACCTCCCGCCGCCGCGCCCGCTCCCGCTCCCATAGCCACGCCCGCGGCGCCAACCAGGCCGCCAACAACAGCGCCACCGACGGCGCCGTAGAGCATATTTTTAAGGATGTTGCCTCCATTAAAAGCGGTGTAAACGGCGCCAACCACAGCGCCGATAACAGCGCCAACAATGATACCACCGACAATCACCGCAGTGGCGGTGCCAGCGGCTACACCTACAGCCGCGCCAACAATCCCTAACCAACACATAAGCATTCCTCCTCACCCCACAGCGCCCAGAATTCCGCCGCCGTGAAGTAGTAGATAAATTCATCGCGCAGTTTGCCGCCGCGCTGTTTCGATTGCGGCACGACGCCGATCCGCTTCATGCCGAGCTGCGACAAAAGCGACCGCGCGCCTCTGTTCTCCTCTTCGATATAGCCGATGATGGCGCGGCAGGGTGTCTTCGTGAACATGTAGCGGCCGAGTTCGACCAGCGTATTCACCAGGTGGCCGCCGCGCGCGTCCTCGCGGACGACGAAGTGGGCCTGGTAGCAGGTGGCGTTGTGGTTCGGCAAGCAGCCGAACATTTCCCGCTTCGGGTCGCGGCCGAACATGTAGATATTCGGCGCCGACAGCCAGGCGTCGAGCGTGCGCTGGATGGTCACCGGGTCGGCGTAGTCGTCGCGGGAATAGCCTTCGGCCAGACGGTAGAGGCGCAGCAAGGCCACCGAGTCAAGCGGGCCGTAGCGGCGCAGCGGCCGCGCGATCGTTTCCGGCGGCACGATTTCTGCGGCTTTGCGTTCCGCCCTCGCCTTCTTCCGCCGCTCGGCGCGGCGCGGGAGATCGATGATCATCGGTTACTCCATATACTATCGAGTGGGCGCGTAGGTTGGTTGCCGCCGGCGGCATCGACGCGCTTCCTGGTAAGCGGATCAATTCCGGTCAGCGTGATGCTTTGCTGGCGGGCCGCCTCCATCGCTTTCACTTCGTCATCCGGTTTAATTTTGCCAGTGATCGGATCGCCATAACGATCCAACTCACTCTTCAGCGCTTTCTGGTATATAGTGGCGGCGTCCTTTGGCGTGAAATCTGGCTTTTCGCTGGCGTCCTTGGTTTTGGTCCGACGGAGAGATCCGTCATCTCCCCTTTCAAGTCCACGGGCGCCCATGACGTAGTCTATTTTGTCTTGTCCCCGCAAATTGAGGCCGGCCGCCTCCGCCAGGAGACCGGGTTCAGCCTGGCCCCTGTATTTAGTTGCCACCATTTGCAAGGCTTTTTCCGGTCCATAAGCCTTTGTCAGCTCGTCAATTTCCTTACCCACCGCGCCGCGCGTATCTTTTTCATCCGGGACCATCTTATTAGCGCGGGCAAACATCTCATTCCCTTTTTCCTCGCCATATGTATCCACGAGGAATTTATGCTGCTGCTCTAGTTGTGTTGGCTTTCCCGCGTCGAGCTGACGCTTGTAATTTTCGAGCGCCATAGCCTTGGCCAGTTCCGCCTGCGACCGCCGCTGATCACGAGCATCCTGCGCCGCCTGCTCCGCCAGTTTCATTTGCCATTCGCCGTACTTATCGGCCCCCTGGCTGACTCCCGAGAGCAGGCCCTGTGCCGCGCCCTGCCAATTGAAACCCATGTCTATACCCCTCCGGCCGCGCCCATCATGCCCCCGGGCTGGTTTGTCTGTCCTCCGATACCCGCCCCAAAGAGTCCCGTCGGCGGCGGCGTCAGCGATATGCCGTTTTGGCGGGCCGCTTGCAGGCCCTGGCGGCGCTGCTCGGGCGTGAGCAGGGCGTCGGCCATCTTCTGCGCCTCGACCGGGTTGATGGCGCCTGGCGCGTCCGGGCCCTGCTCTTTGTAGATACGGAAACCATCCTCAAATGTTTTTTGTATCCCCAGTTGGTAGGCCTTGGTCTGTTCGTCCTGGTTCAGGTCATAGAGGCCGGCGGCCGACGCCAGCGTGCACAGCTCGGAAATGAGATGGGCGCCGCCGAGGCAAAGCGTGATTTCCGTCGGCTTCTCGCCGGTCTCCAGCATTGCGGCGACGAGCTGCTTGTTGATACGGAAACCGGCCTCGGCCACCGAATCGACGGGATTCTTGCCCGATTGTAAAAGCTGCAACACCTGCGGCTGGCTCTTCTCACTGAAGACAACCAGCGTGGCGTTGTCGGTATAGGCCTCGTACTGGGCTTCCTGCGCCGGCGACATCTGGTAGTTGTCGGCGCCTTCGCCGAGGGTGGCCTCGGCCATATCCTGGCCGCCGGCGCCCGGGGTGGGGTCAGGGATTAGGGGACGGGCGCCGCCACCCGCCAGGTTGGTGTTTCCCGCCCCCCTTTCCCCGAATACCTCATCAGCGACCTGTTGCCGCATGGTCTGTTCGTCCAAAGGTGCATCCATATTTCTGTCTCCTGTATCCTGTCACCTGTCACGCCATCTTGCTTACCGTCGCCACCTTAACCAATGCGCCAGAGGCGATCAGGTTGTTGATGCCGCTGGTGTTATTGGCCAGCCCGCGCTGAAAATTATCCTGCAAATCTTTTGTGATCTGCGCCTTCTGGCGGGCCAGCTCGGCGTTCATCTCATTGGCCTGGGCAACATTCTGATTGTAAGTATCGACCTGGGCCTGGCGCTGGGCGGCCAGTTGTTTCGCCACTTCGTCGATCTGGGCATTGGCGTCGTCGCGCTGCGCCTGGAAAATTTGGTCGTTGGAAAAAGCCTGTCCCGAGGCACCCCGCAAGGCGTCGTGTACTTCCTGGCCCTTGTTGCCGACCTCGATGTTGTAGCTGCCGTCTTCGCCGCGATAGACCGTGACGCCGCCGGTCTTCGACAACTGATCAAAAATCGCGTCACTCGCGCTCTTGTCGAGGTAATACGGCGCTTCTATCTGGCCGTGCGAGACGACGTTGAAGGTGGTCCAATTCGTCGATGGCATCCCCGATACCTGGCTTCTGGCCTGCGACAAAAGCCCCTGTGCCTGGGCATCGGCCTCGGCCATCTGCTCATTGTAGGACGTGGTGTAATCGGCGAGCGCCTTGTTGTTGGCGCCGATCTGGTCACTGTAGGCCTTCTGTCCGGCATCGTAGACGGCGCGCTGGCCCGTGTTCATGGCAACGCCAATGTCGCGGTAATAAGGATCGACGTTCTTGCGCGACTCGACGCCGACGCCGGCCTGATCGTACTTGAGAGCGTCTTCCCTCAAGGGGTCGTAGCGCAGGAGATCGGCGGTGGTCAAGAGGCCGCGGTTTACGGCCAAGGTGTTCGGTGCCATATCAGTTCCAGGTCAGTTTGAGGCCGAAGACGGCGCCGGCGGTGGCGGCGTTGGCGCGGTAGTTGCTCATGATGGCGTCGATGGCCGACTGCTTGGCCTTCGCCTCGATATTGGTATCGCGCAGGATACGCTCGATGGCGCCGATGGTTTCGTTGCCCATGGTGCCGATGGTAGCCGCCAGTTGCTGCCGCTCGGCGCTTTCGAGCTGGTCATCTTGCAAGATAGCCTTCATCTGGGCGTCGAGCTCCTGCCGTTGCATGGCGGCGGCCTCGGAGATGCGTTGTACTTCAAAGGCCTTCTGCGCTTCCTGCGTGGTCAAGGCGCCGGTGATCTGGGCGTTGGCCAGTGATTTCTGGTATTCGAGCTGGCCGACTTGCAGATTCGAGAGACTATCGGCGATGGTCTTGGCGTTCTGCTGGGCGATATTGCCGAAGAGCTGGGCATCCTGCTGGGCGATGGGCAGGGCGCTCTTGATGGCCGCTTCCTCGCCGGCCGAGGCGGCGATGCTCGAATTCAGCAAACCGCGCTGGTTGGCCGTCTGCATGGCCCCGGCGCGCGCCTGCTGGAGATAGGGCGAATTGGCGGCGAGCAGGCCGGTGAGCTGGCCGGCGACCGTCGCCCTGGTTGGATCGACGGTGGTGGCGGTCTCTTGGTTCAGCTTCGCCGTGTCGATTGTCGCGTCCGGCGCCTGGGTATTGGGGGCGGCGTAGACCGGCAAAGTTGGATTATAGTTCAATTCAGCCATTGTTAGAGTGCGGAGGTCAGAGGACAGAACCAAGTGGAGGTTTTGCCAATTCATCCGTATGTCGCGCATTCCATGCGTCGATGACTGGCTGGTATTTATCAATATCTTTCAATTCAACATTCAGTTGATTAACAAATTCCTCCCATCCTTTTTCTCCTGTCCACTGTACGGCGTGAAGATTTGAAGGAAAATCGAATTGAGATAAATCAAAGCGATAGCCAATGCCATCGACCATGACCATGCTATCAGGAACTACAATCGTAAGTTTCATGAATCACCTATAATCTCATGATAAATGCTATTGCGTACCACAATGGATTGATGGATACAGTATGACTATGACCTCCAGCCGCAGGGGTGGCAGCAACCGGGTGATTGTGTGCGCCGTTACCGCCATGAGAGTCTGTATTTGCACTCACACTATAAAAACCGGCCAAACTATCCTGCACTATTTGGGCTCTATATGAGCCGGCAATGGCCGCGCTATAACGTAGAGCCTGAGCCGAGCCATGATAATGCAAAGGCATTTGCGCTTCAGATAGCGTCGTAAAATCGGTATTTGACGCTCCGTGCTGATGATTCGCCACCACATCTGTCGTCGATGTTGCACTACCACCTGTTGTCCCTGCTACCTTTGTTGCGCTCGATCCAACGATAAAACGATCGGATAGGTCTGGCGTTGTTACCGACTTGCCATCCGGCGCGGTGTAAGTGCCGCCGTCACAGATTGCAAACGAGGTATTTGCCACACCGGTACGGCGATCGATTGGAAATTTGTTGTTTGCGCCGCCAAATGTCCCAGAGAAAAGATAAATAGAACCTGGAATACCTGGAATATCATCACTAATCCCTAGTTCTTTACGGACAGCGTTTCGGTCGGCCATAGCCAAAAGATTGGCCATGTAGTCGGTCAGTACGTGGTAGGACCACTGCGCGTTATCGTTGCCGGTGGACCTGGCAATTTTTCCGGCATCGGAGGTATTGGCAATGCCAAGCCTTTGTCTTACCCACGCATCCGTCTTTGGCTCCAAACCTGTAGCGGCGGCATTGCCACCGATAAGCTGATTCGGCTGGATTGGCGCGGGCAGCTTGTCAAATCCTTCTTCTATGCTTTTGAGTTCAGCGCGCATCGCCGCCGATGAGCCGAAGCTGTTTGTCTGCGGGAAACCGGTATTTGAGTAGTACGGATTAGCCATGGTTATCTCCGATCTCTGGTTGGCGAAAAGAGGATGATGGCGCCGGAGAGCGCGAAGTGATCGTTGATGGCGCTCTTGCCATGCAGACGCATCGACCAGGCGCGGCCGTTGCCGTGCAGCTCGACGCGGCTTTTTCTTATCGCCTCGCCTTCCCAGAAAAAATTATCCCAGTGGAAATTATCCCAGTAGAAGCCCTGCGACTCCGACGAGATATGATTGTTGGTTTGGTAAACAATGTCCTTATCCTGATAATCGAGATAAGTGTTTATGGTGGCGTCGAAAAAACCGTCGGATAGATAGTCCAGATCGAGCTTGCGGAATTTCTTCACCGTGTTCGGCGATTTGATGGTGTTGTAGTGGAAGGTCAGATCCCATTCGATTTCCTCGCCATCAAAATTGTTTCCTCCCTCGCGATACACCATGCCGTCGGCGCTGCCAAAAAAGACCGCCTCGCCGCCATCGGGCATTTCAATCGAGGCGACGCTGGTGACGATATGCGCCGGATACTGCACCGGCATGACCGAGGCCAGGTAAGCGCCCTTGTTGTTATGCCGCACCTGGCAGACCAGGCAGTAGCCATCGGTGAACAGCAGGCAGTACTTGTTTTCGGCGCGGCGGATAAAGGTATCGAGCAGGTTATTGCGCCGGGCGACGAGGATGGGGTCGACACGCTGCGACGAGGTCGTGCCGGCGAAGTTGCCGTAGGCCTGCGTGGTGGCAAGCGCGGTGATGCCGAAGTTATCGAGCATCCACGTCTGTTCGAGGTTCTTGGCCGAGCGGGCGACGGCGCCGGCGTTGGCGCGGAAGGTGCGGAGCTGAAAATCGTCGTTGCCGGTACCGTAGAGAATACTGGTGGTATCCTCACCGGTGACGAGCAAGGCCTGGGTGCCGTCGGAACCGGGAATGGTAAGTAAGTTGGTGATCTGCTCGCCAATGACCACCTCGCCGGCGCCTTGGCTTGTTTTCCATATCATCGGCAGGCCCACGGCCGACCATTGCAGCGATGCGCCGAAGGAGAGAAACAGGTGGTTTGCGTGCTCGCAAATATGATTAGGCGAATCCTCAGCCATGCCGGTACTGATCTGGGTAAAACTGCCATCGAAGCGAAAGGCCTTGTTGACGCCATCGCAGCCGTAGACGGCCGACTGCTGCGGGTCTCCCGTGAAATTGGTGTAGATGAACTCATATCTGCCACCGGCAAGCAGCGTGACGCCGGTATCCACCTTTTGCCAGCCGCTCGTCGAGACGTGGTAGAGCCAGGCTTCGCTGCCGTCATCGGAGTTGCGGAAGGCGTAGAGCACACCGGCCCAAACAAAGAGGCCGAGGATGCCGCCGGAACCAGGGACCGGCTGGATATGGTCGCGCGCGGCACCAGCCGTGATCAGTTGCAGCTCGTTTGCTATTTGCCGCGTCAGATCCGGCACGATCGGCAGGATGTCACCGGCCGGAACGCCGCCCGCCGACTCCGTCCAGAAAAAATCGTCCCAGTAAAAATGATCCCAAACAAAGATATTCGTCTGCGTATAGGCAAGAAATCCACCCTCGGCCAGCGCGTCGCCGATGACGGTCATGATCGTGCGTCCATGGTGATCGAGGCGGATATCGATGCAGATGGCCGTCGACTCGTCCTGGATAATGATGTCCCCCGGCAACACCGGCGCCGTCAGCGTCACAACCAGGGTCTGCGAGCCGAGCGTTTCGAGGATATTCTGCCCGTCGTAGCGGCGATAACCCTTGACCCGCTCGTAGCCACCCATCGGCGATTCCACCATGTTGATACTATCGCGCAGCGTACCCGGCGCGGCGTAGAACGGTGGCGTGGCCACGTCGAGGCCGCCGGTAAAGGCGATGTAAGTGGATTTTAATGATACGCTCTGGATTGGCATTTTTCTTTTGTCCTCTGTAGGGGCGAAAAATTTTTCGCCCCTACACCAACGGGGCGCCCAGGGCGAAGCGCGGCAGGTTGCGCGATTGCATCTTGGCCAGGATGGCGTCGCGCTGCTGTTCGCCGTGCTGGTACTTGTCCGGCTCGGCGTGGTGGGCGGCGGCGAAAATCAGCCCCTGCCAGACGATGACCATTTGATACTGCGCCGGGATCACCGGCTCGCCGGTATTCGTGACCTGGGTGTCGACATCCGGCCATTCCCAGAAGGCGGCGCGTATCTTGCACCCAACACCAAGCGGCGTTTCGATGGCGACGCGCTGATCCGGCGTGATGGAAAATACCCACGGCACGGATGACGCCAGCATGGTCATCCGCCGGCGGGCGCGTATATCTTCCCAGGCAATCCACGCCATCGGCGACATGCCGCTCGCGCCCTGCCGCGAACTGTAAAAGCCCTCGGTATCCCAGTCGTAAAGCAGCGGCGGCGCCGTGCCGGCCGGCCAGGAGGCATCGGCCAGCGCGAATTCGCGCCGCGCGCCATCGCCTATAAACTCGCATTCCCGCCACAGGAAATCCCAGTGGCTATAGCGCAGGATCGTGACATAGGCCTCTTTGATCCACTCGCGTACGTGATCGAGTTCGGTACCGTCGGGCGCAAGCGTCGTCAGCCGCCCGCCGGTACCGATTTCGCGCAAGAGATGCTGGGCCAGAGTCAGGAACGTCGCCATGGTTCATCCTTGCCGCAAAATCCCTTCCAGCCAGGCGGCGCCGCGCTTGTTCTTGTCCTCGAGCACCACGAACGGGTAGGTCGGCGTTGTCGTCGGCACGTTGATAATCACCGTCGGATCGTTCGGGTTGGGCCGCTCCTGGCGGATGACGGTGGTGCGCGTCCGGGCCAAACACTCCAGGTATTTGCGTTTGACCGTCGTTGGTTTGCCACGCAATACCGGCTGATTGACGCCGTTGACCGACAGCACGACGACGGCGTTCTCGCCCTCGACGGCCGTCGGCTCGATGCGTATAGTCACCGTCTCGGCCATGAAGGCCTCCATATCTAAATCCTTCGGTTTCACTTTCTCGCCAGCCAATCCAACCACCGGTTCCTTGCCCAGCTCGCTGTTGGCGATTGGCTGATCGCTACCCACCAATCCCGCTACTTCCGTCTGTTGCGCCATTGCGTTTTCTCCTTGGCCGTTCTCGATCTCGCTGTTGACGATGGGCTGATCGCTACCAACTGGACTAGCTGCTTTCTTCTGTTTCGCCATTGCGTTTTATCCTTGGCCGTTTATGTGTAGGGGCAAAAATTTTTCGCCCCTACATCCCCTGTCATCCGCCCTCTGTCCTCTGTATCGGCGCTCACAGCGCCGATACAGCCACCTCAAGCCGCGCCATCCAGTTTTCGTTCAGCCGCACCGCTTCATACCAGAAGTTGGCGCCGACATAGCCGAACATGCCCAAGGGGTTGGCGTGGTTCTTGTCGGTCGGCCGCAGATAGGTCGGGCTGATCGACGACTTGCCGTTGCCTTTGAGGCTGACGTTACCCCAGGCGGCATCGCCGATAATCAGTATCGGGTAGACATCGGCGGCGGTGCCCGAGGTCGAAACCACGGTCGTCCCGGGGGCGCCGCCGGCGTCGGCATAGGGCACAAAGAGCGGCGAGTTGACGAAGCGGAATTCCTCACAGGCGCCGAATTCGCGGTCATGCAGCGGCTTGATCGAGCTGCCGTAGCGTTCTCGCGGGATGAAGCCCACGAGATCGCGCACGTCGGCGTTGCAGTCGGTGTGGCAAAAAACGACATAGGCCGGCGGCACGGCCGTGGTGTTGAAGTACGGCCCGGGCTTGATGACCTGGGTGACGCGATCGGCCCAGTTGCTTTCAAGCGTTCGCGCCGCGAGACGCAGCCGGCCCAGGTTGATTTTGGTATTGACGGCGGCCCGGCTGCTGCCGTTGGCGTAGATGACGTTCGAGCCGGCCCTGAACTTGCCGTAAGCGACCATCTCCTGGACATAGCCCAGGGTATTGCCGGTCAGCTTCTGCATATCGGCGGGGATGTCGTCCTCATACATCAACTGCGCCTTCGACGACAGGCTGAAGAGGACGCCGTAATTCTGTAACGTCGCCGGCACATCGGTATAGCTGATGGTGTTGGCGGCGGGCGTCACGCCCTCGGTCAGGAGGAACGTCGTCGGGTCGATCGAGGCAACGCCGTTCGGCTGTTTGTTGAATGGGTCGAGGCGGCGGAAGACGACAGTATCGGTCTTGCGCACCGGCTGTTCTTTTTGTTCGCCGAAGTTGGCCAGCACGCAGGCGGTCTCGGCGAACTTAAGCATCTGCATTTCGGCGCGAATAAGATTTCGCGACGGTACCGTTGAGTATTTCTGTCCTTCAAAAGCCATGGTGGTTTACCCCCACATTTGTTTAGCCAGATAGGCGCGGTACTGCGCTTCATCCATGCTATCCGGCGATAAGATTCTTTCGTTTCTACCGCTGGGCAGGCTCGCCGCCCGTTCCAGCCGCCCGGCGTTGCCGGCCTTTTCGCCGCCCTTGTAGGCGGTCAAGACGCCGATGCAGGCAATGGGGTCGGTGCTGCTGGCAACGGTATTCTGTACATCGGCGCTTTGGCGGCTCAGCCAGTCATTGAAGGCCTTGCTCGATACCGTTTGCCGCCAGTCCGGGTGGGCAAAGGTCAAGAGCTTCACGTCAATCTGCCGTTGAAAGGTGGCCAGCGTTTGCTGCATGATCTCGGTGCCGGCAGTTGGCGCTTGCGCCAAACGCTGGCGTATATCGCCCGTCTCCTGGCGCGTCGCCTTCAGCTCCTCTTGCAGGGCCGGGGCCCAGTCCGGGAACTCCTCAGTTAGCTTCTTCCAGGCCTCTTCGGTTTTCTTGGCCTTTTCGATTTGCTCCGGCGTCGGCGCATTGGCCCGTTCCCGTTCCGCCCGCTGCTGCTCCTGGCGCAGCATGTTTTGCAGCGATCCGACACGGCCTTCGGTCGACTTCAGCCGGTGGTCGAGGCTGTCCAGTACAGTCATGCGGGAATTGAGCGCCTCGATGGTCTGCCTTAGGGCGGGAGAGACTCCGGCCCATTCGTCGCTGCCATCGGGCGCGGTTCCGGCATTGCCGTATTCACCACCCCGTCCGCCTTCGGCGTCCACCCCTCCATCGGAGGGGAATATTTCCGCGGCCAACCCTTGTCTTGCCTGATCTTCCGCCTGTTGCTGCTGCTCCAAAGCGTCCATACTCACTCCATACCGGGCCAGGAATAAGGCGCGGTGGTTTCACGCGCAGCCGTCTCCGGCGGGGCGTTCCGTTGTTTGTTCGGCAAATCCAAGAGCCATTTCCAGGCCTCGATTTGCCCGCGAATAAACGCCGTTGTCGTCTCGCTGTGACCCGGCGAATCGTTATCTTCGCGGAGTTTGGCGATACGCCCATCGGCGACGTTCTTAACTTCCAGCCATGTCTTTGATTCTACATCGATCATGGTTCACCTCTGAAACGCCTGGCCTGGCGGCGCTTGGCCGATGGGTTCGGTGGGTGGCATTGCGACCTGTGGCACTACCATCCCGGACCTTTTCATCTCATCGGATGTGAGCGCCGCCACGGATAATTCCTTTTGTGTCCGCAGCTTCATGCTGTCGCTGGCGAGCTGCGCCTTGATCTGTTCGAGGCTGATATTCTTGTCGTTGGCCAGCTTCATCATCTGGATTTGCAAATCCATTTGCTTCATTCGCATCTCGTGCTCGCGGCCCGCCGCGTCCATCGCCTGCTTCAGTTGCAGCTCACTCATGTCGGATTGCTGGTTCAACTGCGCCACCTGGAGCTGCGCCTGCGCCCGGATCTGCGCCGCCTGGATGGCGGCACTGGCCATCCCGCCGCCGCCCTGGTCCTGTTGCTGCTGCTGGGCCGCTTCGGCTTGGGCCTGCTGCTGTTGCTGCATGGCTTGCTGTTGCTGCTGTTTTTCCTGGGCGATCTGGTCTTCCGGCTTCAGGATGTCGAGGTGATGGGCGGCGAAGAGCTGCTTGGCCATCTTCTGCTTGTCGACCATGACGGCGATATCCGGGTCAGCCATCAGTTGATAGAGCTGCAAGATACTCTGCGCCTGCTGGTCTTTGGCGAGCAGGGCCGAGACACCGCGCGCCGCCACCTGGAAATCGCCCTTGATATCGTCGCGCTCGCTGTACTGCATGTTCCAATGGTAATATCTGGTCAGGTGCGGGATGGTGATCTGGTCATCGAAACGCTTGATGCGCGAGCGCAGCGCCACGTTATTGGCGTCGACCATGATATTGGTGGCGCCGAGCGTTTCCGGCAGTTTCCCCTGCTCACCCTGGAACAAAACCGGGATGCCGGTTTCCATATCGCCGAAGCGCAAGGCCAGCTCGATGATATTGGCCAGCTCCTGCTGGCGGCTCATCAACTGGAACTGGGCGAAGGCATTGGCCGCCGACACCGTCGGGTCGGTACAGCGCCAGACCTTGCGGTGATTCAGCTCCCACCTGCCGTCGGCCGGTTCGACACCACGGCCGACGATGATATGCTGGCCCGCCGAATCGCCGGCGTTATCCATCATCGCCCGCCAGGCGGCGGTGGCGACGCGCTGCTGCCACTGCATCATGCGCGGGATGCCGATGCCCCAGGGGCTGCCGCCGACGGTGGTCCACTGGAGAAAGTCGTAGGGGAGAAAGCCGGCGTCAAGCGGGTTGACGGCCAGCTTGATCGGCAGATCGTTGACGAAGACGACGGCGGCGGAGAGCCGCTCGGCGCTGATCAGCGCCATCGGCACCTCTTCGCCCATGCACTCGCACATCTCACGCGGCACATCGCCGTTGTATTCCCACACCTCGTAGAGCTGCGACGCCTCGGTGACCGCGGCCCGCGCCTCGGTCAGTCCACCCTTATCCGGGTTCGATTCGACGCGCGAGGGCGGCTGCGCCAGCGCCTCGGCGATCATGGCGGCGTCATAGCCTGGCAGGCTGGACAGCTCGGCGATTTCACCACGCAGCATCATGCGCCGTTCCCAGAAGTATTCCGCCCGTGTAATGTCCTCATCGCAGGACGGCGACACCCAGACATTCCACGGGTCGACGCGCATCGAGGCGGGCCGGTGCTCTTCGGCAATAATGAGTGCCGCGCCAAGGCCATCGGGCGCGGCCCGCCATGCTTTCTTGGTACGGCGGATAATCATCGGCCCCTTCAGGATGCCGGTGCCGAGCCGAGCCGCGTCGTAGATGATTTTGCGCACTTCGCCGTTGTAGTGGCATTCGACCAGTTGGTCATCGATTTCGGTCTGCATCGCCGCCATGCGCTCTTTCGCCTTGGCGATCTGGTCCTTGGCCACATCGGCCATGGTGGCCTGGTTGCCTTCGCCGTCGGTGACCGGTTTGGTGGCGCCGGTCTGCGGGTCAGCCTGCATAGCAGGACGCTCATCTTTGATGGCGTCGGCCATTTCCGGCACCGGCGTCACCTCGAGGCCCCAGTTGCGGTCATCGACCGGCATGGAAATGTCGGCAAAGCGGCCGACGGCGGTCTCGGTCTTGGCGCGGATGATGTTGATTTTGACCTGGCTCCCCGCCTTCTTCTTGACGGCGCCGCCGGCGCGCAACTGGCCCATCATGCTCAAGTCATTGACGCCGTCCATAAAGTCAAAGGCGTCCTGATCCTCGCGCCAGCGCGTCTCGACACCTGATGCGGCGCGATAGGCGAGGGCTTCACCGCGTCGCGCCAATAAAGCCGAGGCCAGCATCATGATATGTTCGCGGCGAGCCGCATCAGAAGACAGAGGACGGAGGACAGAGGACAGATCACCATCCCCGTCCTCATCCCAGCGCGAAGCGCCTATCTTTAATCCGTCCTCTGTCATCTGTACTCTGTCCTCTGAATCAGTATCCTACTACCTCGTCGAGCGGCTCCCATGCCTCCATCACCGGCAGGATCCGTTCTTCGTTGCGCATGTTTTCGACATTGACGGCCAGGTAGCGAAAGGCGTCGGCGCCGTGGCTGTACTGATCATGCACCGGCGACGATTCTTCACCGCTCTTGCCGACATGGCGGCGGTAGCGTTTCAGCGCCTCGACGAGCGGACCGCAGCGGTTCTTATCGAAGTAGCAGCGGCCAAAGACCTGGCGCGCCGCCTGGATGCCCGATTCGAGCGGCATCATGGCCACGTCCTGCCTGGGCGCCACATCCCAGCCCAAACTCCGCAGCATATCGGCGGGCGGCTGTGCCGTGACCGAGCCGGCAAAGCCATCGTGCGGCAGCCAAACGCGGCCCCAGTTGTATTTCAGCTCGCGCAGCTCGGCGCTGTAGTCGTCGAGCGTGCGGCGGTTGCCCTCGATATAGCCGATGATCGACACCGCCGAGGCCTGGCGCTGCGCCAGAATAATCGCCGTCGAATCGTTCCAGCCGAGGTCGAAAACAACATGGACTTTCAGCCCCGGATTGTAGGGGGCGTGGCCGATACGGCCCTCGCTCTCGGCCTTCTGTACCTCGTTGAAATAGATGGCGCCGGCGACGGCGGGCAGGCATTTGCCCTCCCAGATATTCGGGTAGGCCTGCGGGTCACGCTTCAGGCAATCGAGCCGCGCCGATTCCATCTCGGGCGAGAACCACGGGTTATCGGTATAATTCATCCACTCACTGATACAGTCAGCGGGTGGATGAACAATGAAACGCTGATAGGTTGAGTCGCTTTCGAGTTCCGGATTGAAACTCACCCAGATTTCCGAGCCTTCGGCGCGGATGGTCGGGATAAGAATATCCCACGAGCGTTTGTCGACGTTCTGGGCTTCCTCGACCCAGCACTTGGTCACGCCTTCCGCTGACTTGATGGTTTCAGCGGTCTGCGTTGAAAGCCCGGCGAAGATAAATTCCGTGCCGTTCTTGCCGGTGATTTTTTGTTCCTGCACCGTGTAGTGACTGCCCAAGTTCAGGGCGGTTATTTGGTCGGAAAGCAATTTGTGCGAACTGTCCCGTATCGAGCGCTGAATCTCACGGGCACAGAGAATGCGTTCGCGCCCGGCAATGCCATGCACAAGCAGCGCCCTGGCGATGCTCCAGCTCTTGCCACTGCCGCGGCCGCCATAGAGCACCTTGTAGCGCGAGGGCCGGTAAAGGAATTCGGCTTTTTCAGGTATTTTCAGTCGTAGATGCACGCTCCACCTCAATCGTCACCTTCTGCACGGCGCCGTCACCGAGCACCGTGTCGAGTGCCCCGCGCTCACGCCACAAGTCGGGATGCCGCACCGATAGCCAATGCTTGGCGGCGCCGACATCGGGCGGCATATGCTCCGTATACTGGGCGATGACATAGCCATCCTTGGCTTTGGCGTTGGCAATGGGCCGTTCCGCCGTGTACTCGTAGCCGACCGCCCGCTGTAAGAGGGCGCTGACCACCGCCTGATCGGCCTCGGCCTTGCCATAGCGCAGCGCTTCCTTCAGCTCCGGATGCTCCTCCTGCCACTGATAGAAAGTGCTTTCGGCGATGCCGAAAAAATCGGCGATGCGCTCATCGGTGTAGTTCAACAGGCAGAGGGCGCGGGCTTGCTTCGCGTACTCCTTCCGGTAGACACTTCGTCGTCCCATGGCTATTCCTGGTAGCTCCTGTTGATATACACCGCCGCCTATCTTTCCTTTTTGCCGATGCCATTGCATCTCAGCTCACATAAAACCGATGCCCGCCGATCTCTTTGAGAAATCTCATCTTGGCCGCCCATCCCGGCGCCTTGCCGCCGGCCATCCCCTTCGGCGCGTAGTAATGATCGGCCCCCTCAAGCGGCAGCACCATCTTGGCCGCGGCGTCGAGGCGCTCCGATTCAATCCGCTGCATCAGGCTCATGATGCGCGCCGCCGCCTTGTAATCTTTGATGACCGGCCACGGGATGGTGAGCGTCCAAGAAAATTGCGACGGCGCCGTGATCACATCGTAGACCGTCTGATTACGCCGGGCGGCACGGTTCAAAACGACATGACAGACCGCGACCACGCCGTCGTCGCTCTCGCCCCTGGCCTCATGGTAGGCGTTGACCATCAGCCAGTACTTTTCAACGTTGGTGAGTTCCACTTTCATTTTCATGGTTGTCTTTCCCGTGGCGTAGGGGCGGAAAATTTTTCGCCCCTGCATTCTGAACAAAAAAAAGCCCGGAAAGGATGGACCGCCGGTAGTGGCGAAAGATTCTTCGCCCCTACATTGGTGGACCATTCTCTCCGGGCTTGATTGTCTCCGTCGCCTGCGCGGCAGGCGGGAGGTCATCGCGTGTTCGGATGTATCTGGGTCTTTTATATACCGCTTTCGTTTTCGAAAGCAAGTTGAAAATTTCTTCTTGCCGTTTTTTGCGAAACCGTTCGTCGTTTTCGTCAACCTTCTTGCAGTTGCGCATATGCGCGAGATCCCGCCAGCCGACACGAAAGCCATCCGGCTGGTACCGGCACCACAGGGTTTTTCCATCCCATTCCAGGCGCGGGCAGCCGCGCTCACACCAAAACGGTATCTTTGCCAAGGTCCTCGGACAATGCTCTTGGCCGATGTCCTTGGACGATGCCGTTTCAATCGGCATATTCCCCGCGCAAATCGATGACTTCACCGGTCCGGATCCGGTATTCCTCCCGCCGCCGGCACGCCGCCCACCAGGCCGGCCAGCCGAATGCCCCCAGGGCGACGGCGGCCAGCCAGCCCGGTGTCTTCATGCCATTCACCTCGGCGCTGATACGGCGCATCATCTGATCATGGAATCCCTTGCCATTTCCAGCCATAATAATCCCTTCGCCAAGCGTCCCGCCTAATTCCCATGGCGCCAGGTAGAAATCATGGCGGTAGCCGAAGTCGTGGATAAGGCTTGGCACCAGAAGGATTCCGGTCGGCTCCATGCCGATGCCCCAGAAAGCGCGCGGGACCGAGGCGAAATCGGTGAGAAAGCCCGCCGGGATCATGATGGCCGGCCATCCATCTGGCTGGTAAACGTAGTCTTCCATCACTTCCCACACACGGGCATCCAAGAACCAGGCCTTCGTGCGCCGCCATACGTTTTTCCCCTTCGTCTTCAGCGGCACCGGCCGCAACACTGGCAGTACAATACTCATTGTTCACCCCCCGCCACTGGCGTCGTAGGTTCGGACGGTCCGGTCAAGGTGCTAACCGTCGTCGTCGTTTGCGGCGCCGATGTCCAACTGGCATTCGATGACCGAGAGATGACGCTGTTGCCATCGCCGGTAATACTGATGCCTTCGGATGTATCGCCGGTCCGCAAGCCCATGATCACCCAGGGCAGAAACACCTGCGCCCATGGCAGCAGGCGTTCGTCCCAGCTCCGTAGCCGCTCGATTTGCGGTGCCTGGCGCATGGCCAATATTACGGCGAGGTAGCCACGGCCTTCCGCCGTCGCGCTTTCCATGGCTTTCGATATGGCTATGACACGTGCCTCATCGGCATCACGAATCGCCATGATCCGCGCCGTCTCGGCGTCGACTTCGTGTTCGACGCCCTTCGAATCGACATAGACCGTCTTGCCGCAGCCGGCCAAGAGCGTCATAACCAACACACAACCTATCAAACGCCTCATTCCATCCTCCCACCTCATTTTACCTGTTTACTATCACTTATCACCCGTCAAGGTGGATGGTGACTTTTGAACAGAATTTTTTTCGATATTATGCAAGGCTACCAAGAATTCCATGTGTTCACGCTGGTTACTTTCTTTAAATTCTTTAATCGCGTTCACAAAATCCTGACGTTGATTTTGCATATCATTCCGCATGTCGATGAAAAGCCATGCGACCACGGCCAAGAGGATGCCGCCGGTGGCTACTAACATCGGCCAGTCGGCGGCATCGACAAGGGTGTATTTGCCAGACTTCTCAATCGCCGCTACCAGCCTTTCCCCTTGATCCGATGTTATTCCTGTTTCACCATTATTCTTCCGTCTCATTCTCATCCGTCCTCTCTTCCTCATCCCCTGTATCCTGCCATCCAGCCGCCCGCCTCAGTTCGCGTTTACCTGGCTTGTCGCGCTTGATCATGCTTTGAATCGACCGTCCCGTGATCGGCCTTACTTCCGGGTCGGCCAAGGCCCGCACATCCTCGTTATAGCGGTTAATCTCGGCCATGAGCTTGCCCCGTTCCTCATCCGGTATCTGGCCCTCGTATTGCTTAATGACGTGCTTGATCCGGCTGTTGATCTCCGTCCTGCGGTCGGTGAAGCGCGCCGCCACTCGCTTCTCGTGCCACTGCCGTTCGCGGGCGCTGGATATACGTTCAGGGTTGAAGCCCGCCGCCCGCAGATAGCCCTCGGTGGCCGTCGCCTTCAAAGGCTTGTCGCCCCACCAGACGGTGCCGTACTTCTCGGTGGTGATGCCCTCGGTTGCCTCGCGGTAGCCCTTCAGCACATTGCCAAACGCGGTCGGCAGCAGGTCTTCGCCGGCCTTCGACCACTCGCCGCGTGTGGCATGGCCGCCGGCGGCGAGCACATCCTTGATGACCGAACCCGGGGCGCCGGCCATGGCGAACAAAGCATCCGTACCGCTGCTTGCCCCAAACACATCGGCAAAAGGCACGCTCATGGACAGCGAGCCTTTGAACGAGACGCCGAGCATTCCCGGCAACCCGGCCCGCAAGAAGGCATCGCTGCCGAACATCCGCTCGGCCCAGGCGTAGAGTTCTTCTTCCGGATCGCGGTCACTGGCGGCGCCGAAGGCCTTCAAGAGGCCGGCAATGAGCGGGCTGGCGCCGAGGCCGCCGAGGATGGCCGGCGAGAGCAGCATCCAGGTGACGTTTTTAAAATCGCCTTTGCCGGCCATCTCGCCGATGTTCAGCATGTAGTTCTGGGAAAACTTCTGGAAGGTCCAGATCAGCTTCATTGGGTTATTCGCGCCGCGCGTCCACCGTGGCGCCGTCTCCTTGCCGTACCAGCCATGGGCGCGGTCACTGGCCTGCTTGGCCTTTTGCATCAGTTCGCCATGGCTCATTTTCGGGAAGGCCTTCTGCCATTCGCGGTAGGCGGCGTGGATGGTTGAAGCGCGGTTGATCTCCTCCGCCTTGCCGAAGAGCCACATGGAGCTATCGACAAAGCCCTGCCAGACGCGGCCGGCGCGGCTGCGCAATACCCCCGCCGCCTCATGGTTGAACTGGCTGCGGTCCCAGCCGCGCGCCCGAATGTCGAAGAAGATTTTTTTGTCGAGGTCGCTGGCCTTGCCCGCCTTGAATTGGGCCAGCGCGAACAGCGAGCGGCTGACTTGGCGCATCGCCTGGTTGAGGTCGCGCCCGGTGTGGCTGGCAATCGTCGCCGGCACCGCCTGCACCATATTGGTCAAGTTGATGGCCGCGCTCGATACCCGGAAGCCCATATACTTCAGTGTCGCCAGGCCTTTCAAAACGCCGATGGCCCGATCTGATGCCTCCTCGTTGCGCAGAATTTCCTGCATCCAGCTTTTTGCTTCGCCGTACAGATTCGGCTGCTCGGTCGGGCTGATCTTCCGCGCCTCGACAAAGGCGCCGTAGTCTTCCCAACTTCCGTCCGGGTTGGCCTCTTTCCAGGCCTTCCAGCCGATGTCGCGGCCGGTCAAGGCCATGGTCAGCTTCTCGGCGGTCTGGCGCTTGGCGATGCCGGCGGAGAGCCCCTGCGCGTACTGGATGCCCGCCTTCAGCGGGTCGGTCTCGAAGCCGCGCCAGTAGCTCTCCGTCCGCTTCATGCGCGATGAAAGGAAGCCGCGCGAACGGAAAACATCGGCCGCCCGTTCGAGGATTTCCATATGCACATGGCGCAGCGCCTCCTTTTGCGCGTCGCTGGTGGCGCCCTTTTCCATACTGGCCAGGCTTTCGTCCATGATCGATGACACCGAGGCCATCAGCCCGGCGGCGTCAAAGACCGATTCCGGCGTCCGCGCTTCGCGCTCCATGGTCACGGCATAGCCTTTGGCCGCCAGCTCTTTCGCCCGCCGTCCCAAAGGCGTCACGGCGTTGGCCTTGTCCATCAGCCAGTTACTCACACTCTGGCCGGCCTCCGAAGGCATCAGGAAGGCGTCACCTTTTTCGAGGATTTGATCGCCGCTCTCATGCGTGGCCCGAAGTACCACCCGGCCCCGATCGCGCTGGCGCGGGAAGTAGGTGCCGCGTAAATCGCTCATCTGGGCGATGGCGTCTTGCAGCCGCATCGGCCGGCGGATGGCGTTGTCGTCCTGGCGCTTGATGGCCTGGAACTTCGGCTTGGCCTTCATGTTGGCGGTGGCGGCGATTTCCATGGCCAGCTCCGCCTTCTCGCGCGTGCCGAAGGTGGCCATGACCTTGCCCTTCTTGTCGAGGATGGCCCAGCGCCTGGTTTCGTCGACGGTGTCAAAGGTCGGCGGGTCGAGACCCAGCTCTTCGTACTTGGCTTCAAGCGCCTTCCAGTCGGCCACCATCTGGTCGAAGGCGCGGTTGGTCATGCCGCGAAAGGTGGCCACCGCCGCCACTTCCTGGTCGCTGTAACCGGCATGTTTCAGACGCTTGCCTTCCTCGGCGATCATCCTGGCGACGGCCTCTTGCTCGCTTGCCAGCGGCTTGCCGACATCCTTGCCCTTCGGGTCCAAAACCTGCCACGATGGCGCTTCCCTCTTGTACTTGTCGCCCTTGTTGTACTTGATGGTGAAGCCTTGCCCTTCGCGGTCGCACTCGAGCAGGTAATCCCGCACCTTGGCGTAGCCCTTTTCACCGGCCTGCTTCAGTTCCTTGAAGGTCTTAATGAAACCGTTGTGCTTGGCCGTGTACTCGGCCAGGTTGGCGGAATCGTTGATGCCGTCGATGATCCTATTTTCAAGCGAAATCTTGTCATCGGCCCGCTGTTCCGCCGCCGCCAGCATCCGCTGCCCGGCCGGGTCTTTGGTTAGCGTGTACTCGGCGGTGGCGAAGGCCGGCGTGAAGGCCTTGATGTCCTTTTTCTTTGAAAAGTTAAAGGCTATGGTGCCGGCGTCTTGGTTGTATCCGGGGTCGTTGGCGGCGCGCTGCCTTGGGGATTGCTTTGATTTTGGCAATTCTCCAGGTTGCGTCGCTCTTTCTCCCTGCGTCTTTCCAGTTTCCACTTGAGCAGTTGCATCAGGCCCAAGAGCACTTGCCGATTGATCGGTGTCATTCTGTCCCCCTATAATCTCGCCCGTTTCCGGGTTGATGCGCATTCCGTCACGTTCGATTTCCTGTTCCCTGTTCCCTGTCTCCTGTCCCCTGACTACATCTGGCCTATGCTTGCGCGCTGTCAGTACCCGGCGCAGCTCTGAGCGGTTGACTTGTCGCAGAAAGCGCGATACAGTTTCAGGCGCAGCGTCACGAACGGAAAGGCTTCCGCCGGGTGCCGAACTTTCGGTATGACTGATTGGGGATACGCCGCCCCCAGACGCTGCTATTTCTACCCTTGGCAATGATGGGTACAGCTTCTTATTCTTCGTCCTGTATAGCGATTTGTGTAAGACGATTTTTCCGTCCTCTCCTTTATCTAAAGCAACAGTCAGCAAGTAATTCTTGTCGATTCTTTTCACAAATATAAGATTGTCGCGGTTTGGTTCCGCGCTCTCGTGTTTGTGCTCGCGTCTATCAATAATGACTTCATCAGGCGTGTTAAGGATGTCCTGAATATTTCCGTATTCTCCAGCGTCTATTTCTGGATGATGATTCACCGCATGGTCAATGAAATACCCCTTGCCGCTGTAAAGGCGATTGTCATTGGTGGTTCCCGTAAAGTATTGGAGATACTGTTTTGGAACGAATGCTATCGCCTGCAAATCGTTTCCGAACTCTGCAAATATTTCTTCCCGCGTCTTTCCTTGTGCTCTGTCCAGGTTTTCTGGTGACAACCATTCCGCGACACGCTCCCGCATTGCCGTTTCTTCCTGCCCATAAACCTGTGACCCGTCCCCTGTTTCCTGTCCCCTGTTCCCCGTCTCCTGTTCCCTTGCCACTAGCCGGTCAAATACCGCACGCACATCATCGTTCAACCGCACCCGCAGTTGCTTGGCGTCCTGGTAGATGGCCGTCAGCCATTCCTTGAAATTGGAGAAGACGCGGGCGAGGCTCTTCGACGGCGCCTTGCCCTCGCGCAGGTAGGCTTCAAAGCCGCGCGCGAACTTTTCACGCTGCGCCCGGCTCAAGGGTGTGCCCGGGTCCTCATTGAGCTTGCCGAGCCAGCGCCGCAGCGTCAGATAATCGGCCTTGACGCTGTCGCTGGCCGTGCCGTCCAGCACGGAGGCTTCGAGTTCTTCCAGGTAGATATGCCCGGTCTCATGTAGAAGCGTCGAGAGATCGGCGCCATCGAACAGGCTGATGACGTATTCGCGGTTTGTTCCCTGGCCGCGAACTTCGACTTGGCCACGGGCGCGGGATTGGCGCCGTTGCTCGTAGGTATTGCCTTTGCCGTCTGTCGATGTTACTTTGGAATCAAGTGACGGAGCTAAAGCGTCGGGCTGATACCCTGAAAATGGGCTGAGTGCGTCACCAGAGACCCCGGATTGATTCCGGGGTTTTCTTTTTCCAGGTTCCACCTCGAGGATGCTATCTAGTAATCCGCTAATACTCCGCGTTGCTGGATACTTCCACATCGAAACAGCCCGCAAGTTCTGCCGCTTCGTTGTTGCACCAGCGATATAGACTATCACTCCGTCTTTGTAGCGTTTGGCAAAGGCGATTTCTTGTTGGCCTTGATCGCCAACTAAATCCGTCCGTATGGCATCGTAATCGGCAACAATCTCTGGGATGCGTTCCAGGTCTTGATTACTGATTGCAATTTGTCCACGTGTCGCCTCTTTCTGTGCATCGCCATGATTCTTTCTGATATGATTCAACGCCGACTTGTCGAGCGAGTGCGAATATCTGGCCAGTTCCGGCGCGTCATTGGCTAGTTTTCCCTGAATGTCCGTCCAGAACACCGCTTCAGCTTGGTTTTTTCCGGCAATGAATCGCCTGGCTTGTCCGCCGCCGCTGTCATGCACCCATCCTTTCGGCGGCTGCGACGCCATGGCTTGCTCAAAAACTTGTACCCTTCCACCAGCCGGAGATGGTGGCACATCTCCGGCAGTGGTATTCTCGCCTTTGCCAGTAGTAATCTCGTCTTTTCCAAAAGTAATAGTGGCGAGGTTTCGGGGTCCTTCCTCTGTGCGTGCGGCATCTCGTAAGCCGCTTTCATCGCGAGCGGCAAATTTGATTCTTCTGACATATCCCGCCGGATCATTCGGCGCCACCCGCATGGCGGCGGCGGGCAAGGTGGCATAGACATCGTCAACGTATTGCTGCACCGTGCCTGCTTGGTTTTCCGCCTGCGCCTTCAGCGCCGGGTTGGCCTCGATGGCGGCGACGGCTTCGGTTTTCAGAGAGTTGACGGCAGCCGACAGTTCGTCGTTGCCGGCGCCGAGCGCCTCGCTTCCCTCCGTCTTCTCTCCTCTTCCTTCTGTATTCTGAGCTGTTCCAACTCCCACGTCCCGAGCTTCAACTTGAGCAGGTTCTCGTCCCGTTGCGCGTCGTGCTCCGAATACTTCTTCGGGTCGCGTTTCTCCATCGCGGGCAACAGCATCTTCGGCGGCAGCGGGTCTCCGTCCTTCAGCTTCAGCCGCTGCCGGCGCGAGCAAAGCGTATGCATTTTCACCGCGCACATCTGGCTGATTTCCCGCAGTGTCATCAGCTTGCCCTGGTGCAGCAGCCGCAGCGTATTCTTCCGTCCCAGGTATCGTCGTTTTTTCTTCGGCGTTTCCATCTGTCCTTTGTCCTCCGTCTTCGGTTTTCGGTATCGCTGCCAAGGCCTTCTCGGCATCGCCGTCGTAGCGATCGAGCAGCCGGCTCATTTGCCTGGCTTCGGCGTCGATATTGCCGATGGTGTCCGGGCTGGCCGCGCTCGGCAATCTGGCCAAGAGGTTCGGGTCAAGGTCGTAATTCAAGGCGGCCTGAAACAGCGCCACCTGCGTTTCTTCCGGCGCCTGGGCGAACAGGGAATCAGGGGACAGACGCCAGGTTTCAGGAGACAGGTTCTTGTCCCCTGTTCCCTGTCCCCTGACCCCTGTTATTTGACTCCGGTTATTTGTATCGGTCTGTTTTCCCGACAGATTGCTATCGGCTTGCGCGATTGCCTCATCGACGGAACCAGCGGCAAGAATGCTGGCGTCCGGTAGATGGGTATCCGTCTTCTGGCCTCTATGGCCAGTGATGATGTTTGTCCCGCCGCCGATAACGGTACCAAGCACCAAGCCTTCGGCGCCTACTTCTTCCACTCCTTCAAAAAGCGGCCTTCCTTTTGCGGCGTTTTCCCATATTTGTTCCTGCGCCGACTGCGGCAATTCTTCAAAGACGCCTTCGCTAACGCCGCCCATAATTATCCTACTGATGACATGGAACTCATTACTGGCAATCGCCGCCGCCGCTTTTTCTCCGCCATCCCGAGCCGCCTTTGTCTTCAAACCGGCAAGCCAGTTTTGCGCATCGGCAAAACCAAATCTGTGTGCCAGTTTGCCACCGACGAGCGCCAAGGCGGAGTCGACGGCCCCGGAACCAAACGCCGCGAGGACCTTCTTGCCAGTGAGCCCATCTTGGCTATACTCTTCGAGCTTCTGCCCGGTCTGCACCACGCCTTCAGAAGCCGCACCCGCCGCTACACGGGCGGTGCCGCTTTCCAATGCCCTTGCCAGCCATGGCAGAGATTCCTTCCCAGCAACCGCCAGAATTCCCTCGCCGGCACCGATTATCCCCTTGCTTATCGGGCCGCCAAGCAACATTGGACCAATCGATTCGATGCTCTTATCAAGCACCACGTCGGGATGGCTCAGCAACGCCTTCGCTCTGTTGCCAAAACCTTTGGTCTGATCAGTTTCTTGTCGGTTAGCTTGCAACTCTGGAGATTGCAATTCGTTCAACACTTCCAGCGCGCCTTCCGCATCATAGCCCGCCCAATCCAGGATATTGCGTGGCAAACGTAAAAGCGCCGGTCCAGGATTCATCAAAGTGGCGAGGTACCTTTTTACAGGCAGAGACGATGTATCTATGCCATGCATGGCGCCGATCAAACCGAGTGTTTTCCCGTCTATGCCAAGCTTGTCGCCGATCTGATCAAGTATTTTCTCATCGCGCTCGGTGGTATCCAATTTGTCACCCACCCAGCCCGCGAGTTTATAGCCGCCTACCGGCACCCGTCCGGTTTGCACCACAGTCTTCGCGACAGATAAGGCCGGATCAGCCACCGCACGCCGCAGCAGTCCCCAGCCAGAGACCTCTTCGTCACTGGTTTTCTCCGGCACAGTATCCGCCCCGCCAATCCCCGGCGCATCGCCGTAGCCCTCGCTGCGATCGGGCGGCAGCGCGTCCCAGTCGGCCTGCTCTTGCTGCGCGGCCAGATACTCGGCGATCTCCTTGTCGGAATAGCCCGCATCCCGCGCCATGCTGGCCGGCTTGCCCAGCTTTTCGCCGAGGAAGTCAGCGATCTGGCCGTAGCTGTATCCTTCTTTGAGGGCGTCTTGCAGAAATGCCATGGGTCCCTGCTCTCTGAACGAAAAAAGCCCGGAAAGAACCTTGCGCCGTCGTCGGACGGGCCGTGTTCTCTCCGGGCTTGATTGTCGCGTGGGCGAAATCCATCGCCCCGCGGTCATTGCCTATTCGGATGTATTATGTCGTCATCGTGGCATATCTTCACCGACGTGTCAAGGAGGGCGATAGCGCCGCGCCGCCGCGATTCCAGCCACAGGTCACGCGCTTTTCCGTGCAGCATTTCCACGCGGTAAGTGAGCGTGCCCGTGAATTTATTCGCCCGCATCGCCGCGATGTCGTCGGCAATCTCGGCGGTCACATCACGCCGCGGCGTAAGCGTGAATTTTTTCTTCGGCGCCATGTTGGCTTCTTGCGCCTGCTGGTGGCACGATGGGTCGATGTATATTGGGTCCATGGCAGTACTCCCGGATGATTTCCTCGATGCGCCTCTCACCGATCGGCCCGCCTTTTTCCGCCCGTTCCCTAAGTATTTGCGCCCGCGCCGCCCTGGCCCGCATCAGTTGCTTGTCCTGATGGCTGGCCCCCGCCGGCGCGTTCAGCATGGTCACGGCATCGGTGCCGCCCCACTCGTTCTGATATTTTTCATACTCGCGCCGCCGGCGTTCCTCTTCACCCACGTTTTCAAGCGCCTTCTTCAGCACGGCGAACGGCGGTATGGCCTTGTACTCGTAATTTTCGATGACGATATTCGTCGCTTTCTCCACCTGCTCGACGGTGTAGGCTTTGAGCCGATCCAGCCAGTCATCCATCAGGATCGTGGGAATCATCTTATCAAAGTGTAAGGCCATCATCGTCAGGGCCGATATTTTCCCCTCTTCAGTGTTGGTTCGCATTCCCCACTCCCGCCAGTCGTTCCGCCTCTCTCTGCCGCCGCATGGCCAGCACCATGGCGCCGGTCTCCATGTTTTTGCGCCACAGCTCGTCGGCGCTGTTCCGCCTGGGGGTGGCCGACGCCGGTCCATTTCTCGCGCCACCTTTGTTCTGCTCTTTGGCCAGCCAGGCGTTGACGAAGCGCAGCACGCCGGATTTCGTCTTCCGCTTCGTCGGGTTGGCGCCGATCCAGCCGACCATGGCGCGCAGTTGTTGGCGCACATCGACAGCCGGGTACAGGCTTTGCCATTCCTCGACCTGTTTGGCCGTCACCCGGTACTGGGTGTTGTCGTTGAGCGTGAGGGAACAGACGCACTCGTCCTCCTGTCCGGCGCCGTTGTGCGGCGCGTCGGCGCTGTTTGCCGATCGCTCCGCGCAAGAAGCGGAATCGGCAACGGAGAAAGGAGGTGGATTTACACTTTCACTTGTTTGAAAGACATTGGTATCGGTTTTGGTAATGGTAACGGCAACGGCAATGGGCTTGACCTCTGCTGAGCTTTGCTTGACCTCTGCTGAGCTTTGCTTGACCTCTGCTGAGCTTTGCTTGACCTCTGCTGAGCTTTGCTTGACCTCTGCTGAGCTTTGCTTGACCTCTGCTGAACGTTGACCGCCACGCCTACCTGCTTCCGATTTATTTTTGCTGGATTCTTCCAATCGCTTGGTCAATGCTGAATGCGCGTCAAACAGAGCTTTGGCCATCCCTGTCAGTTCGGGCAAATCTTCTCCATTTGACGCGCATATTTGCGCCCGGATGAATTGCGCAAGTTCCTCGTCTGTGGCGAGATTGACAAAAGGGAGATAATCATTGTGAATTGATGCAACGAAGTGACCTGCCATAGCTTTATCTCTGTCGTATCCCTTTGTCCCCTATCCCCGTCACGCGATCACCGGCACATTGGTGCGTTCGCGCAGCCACGCCGCGATATTGGCCCGCGCCTGCACCATCCAGGCGCCGCCGTCGGCTTCATGCAGCGCCGCCATAACCGGCTCGTCCTTGCCGGATTTGACGCGTAAAATGAACGGGCGCAGGGACTGCTCGACTTCGTTGAAGGTGCAGAACGGCCGCAGGAATACCGGGTTCGGGCAGTCCACTTCTTCGCGGCGCGTGACGCCGGCGCTGACGGTTACCCTTTGCGTAAAGCCATCGTCTTTGACATTCGCCTCAAAACCCGCCGACAGATTGCCAACCACTTTGATCACTTTTTCCCGGTCGGGTGATTCGGTGAAGCGGGATTGCAGCCAGATGATGAATTCCTCTACCGGCATGTTTTTGCCGAACAACTGCGTCACCGCGCCAAATTGGGCGATAATTTGGCACTCACGCTGCCACTCCGGCACGAGTAACCGGCCATGCAAAACCACTCGCGCGTGATTCTCGACAAATAACGCCATGCTTGGATCATCCATGGTTTCTCGCACACCGTTAAACGCGATGCCATGCTCAAAATACAGATAATCAATCAGCCCTTGCAGGCTGTGGATTTCCAACGGCTCAGGCATCGAGCGCACGATTGGGGTGATGGCGCCGGTGGAAAACTTTCTGGTATAGCCACCCTCTTGAACGTCGATAATTTCCGGCTTGCCCAATGCCAAAATCCGGTCTATCGCTTCGCGTATCATTGTGCATCCTCCTCAAAAACTTCTCCGATAATTTGCGCCGCAGTCTCTTCGGCATTCTTCTTTATCGTCCGATACATGTATTTTTTCGCGTCCTGATCCCCATCGGTTACTCGACGCAATTCCGTGCTGATTTTCTCCTTGCGATTTAAGAGTTCCTCGATGCGCCGGTTCTTGCTTTGGTAGCCGATTTCGATCTTGCCCGTATCGTCGAGGCCAAGACGCAAATCGGTTACGAATTCGGTACGCGGCGCCAACTGTGGCGTCGCCTTGACGGCAATGACGCAGCTCGAGCGGTCGCGCTCGTTGGGTTTGAAGGTGAAGGTCAGCGTCAGCTTACGTACCGCCTTGGCATCGCAGTTGATGTCATGGATGTTGGCCACCACTTCCTTGAGCGAATCCTCAAAGAGTTCCTGGGCCGCGCCGGCGGCGATGGTTTCAAGCGACAGGTTGCTCATTTGCTACCTCCATTCTGTGTAGGATTTCATCATACTGTTGCCGTTCATCGCGCTCGTCGTTCAACCGCACGGACAAGCCGTACATGAAACCGAGAACGCTGCCGGCCACAGCCGAAAAGGCGGCGACGATGCCGACGCCGATATACTCTGGTGTCCAATCAAGCATGGGTTTGCCTCCCAATATGCGCCACCGTAGGGGCGAAAGATGCCACCGTAGGGGCGAAAGATGCCACCGTAGGGGCGAAAGATGTCACTGTAGGGGCGAAAGATTTTTCGCCCCTACAGGTTTCGCAACTGATATGGATATACTCCGCCAATCCCTCGTCACCGAATGCGTCGATGTCGTAGGACACAACCCTCGAAACTTCATCAATAATGCCGCGCAATCGGCTAATCTCACGCGCTTCTTCTACTTCTTTTGGGCTTGGAAACATGGCCATGTTCAACCTCAAGTTTATAGATATGGGCGATACGCTCCCAATCATCGCTTTTGACACCACAACCGCCGGCTGTCTCCATGTACAATTTGGCATCGATCAAGCGGTGCTTGACTAATGGGATCGTGCAGTACTTCGTTCCTATTTGGCATTCCTCATCCCCTTCGCCTACAGTCTCAAAAATCATGGGATGTGGGTAGGCGGCTAAGCGGCATCCCCGACATTGCATATCTCGGTGGACAAGTATCATGCGGATATTCATTGGTACCGGCACAGTGCGCCACTCCCCATCGATGATGATCTTGTAGCCGATGGACAGAAACGCCGGCGGCTCTTTAGGCTGTCCTCCTTGTACGCGCATCGCGGCCTCCCTTTTTCCGCTTCACTCCTATGCCGAATTTTTTGTTGCGGGCGCGGTTGGCCGCGACCATTTCATCCACGGTCATGCCGCGGAGACTCTCGACAAAGTCCAAACCGTCTTCCTCGCGCCGGTTTTCCTCGCGCTCACGCCGCTCGAGCAGCGCCAAGAGACGGTCAACTTTTTCTTCGATGCGGGCAAGATCGGTCATGCTTTTTCTCGCTGCCGTGCCCGTTCACTGTCAATATCCATAACAATGACTGCCCGATCGTTGCAGATGTTTCTTATCTCCGCCTCTGACCCCCACCAACATTCACACCCGTAAACAGTCTTACCGTTATCCAGCTTGATGCGCGGATTCGGTATACCGGAACCGATTCCATCCGGGGGAATGTGGTCACCCTCATAGACGCCGAATCCAAACAAATAAGAGGTTTTTTTATCGGTGTGACTCAATGCGCCGACGCGCTGTCCAACTTTTCTCATGGCTCCCTCTCCATACTGGCCTTGGCCCGCTCCCAGGCCGCCCGCCGTTCTTCGACGGTGGCCAGTATCCAATCCGCCGCTGGGATATTGGATACACCCTCAAGTATTCGCGCCAAGCGTGGGCTGGCATTTCTCTTGCCGGATAAGATGTAGTCCAGATGCCGGACCGTGCAGCCAGCGGATGCGCATAAATGTTCTTTTATATTCTTCATACTGAACATTAAAGAACCTTATGTTCGATTTGTAAAGAAGTTTCTTTCACAAGCCGATATTTTCTTGCAACGTTGGAACATTCCGTTCTATATTATTAAAAGGAGATATACGACATGGAAGAAATATTGAGAGAAAACGAATATATAGTCAGAGCGACTAAGTATCTTGCTGATAGGAAAGGGGTCGATAACAAGACCTTGGCGGCGGCATCGGGAAGGAGCCTGCGGACAATCAACTACATTTTCGCCAGACAAAGAGGCGCCGGGAAAAAGACCGCTGTAAAGCTGGCGGCATATTTCGGCTTGTCTTACGCAAATATGCTTTCGCTCGGCGCCTGGATTATCGCCGGCAAGGATCCGGCGCAATGGCAGGTCCGCCCCGATGTCTCACAGCTTGGCGATTACGCCCCGTTTTTTGCCGAGGCTGCCAACAAGGCTTTAACTAAAAGGAAGCAGGAAGCCACGGCCGTTACCGGTGACAATATCGTCGCCACCGAGCTGCCGGCCATCCGCCGCCGCGTGCCGGTTATCTCGTTCGTCCAAGCCGGGGCCTTTACCGATGCCGCCGAGTTCTCGCCATCCGACATCGACGAATGGGTGGAATGCGTTTCGCCGGTTAGCAAGAACGCCTTTGCCTTGCGCGTGCAGGGACCAAGCATGGAGCCGGAGTTTCGCGCCGGAGAGATTATCGTCATCGACCCGGACCGGCGGTGTGACTCCGGTGATTATGTTGTTGCCGGCAACGGCGACAGTGAGGCCACCTTTAAGCAGTACTACCTGGACGGAACCAAGCAGTTTTTGGTGCCCCTCAACGAGGATTGGGGCAAGCCAATGGAAATGACCGGGCAAAACTGGCGGCTCATCGGCCGGGTAGTGGAGAAGATCAAGAGGTATTGATGGCGTTATCCGTAGCCAGCAAGCACTGAATGAGGGCATGAAATGATAATTGAGTGGCTAAGAAAGTTGTTCGCTGTTGAGGAAACAGCCACCTATCGCGAAGACGAGAACGAACGGTCCCGGCAAGCGGTTGCCGTATTAAAACCACCGCCTCCCACCAAACATCAGACTATTTCCAAATCACCCACTGTAAGCCAACTTGAACACAACAACCCAGAGTGGTTAAAAATCACCGACGATTTTCGTCACGTTTTTGAAATCATCGAAGAAAAAAATATATCAGTTTTTCTCACCGGAAAAGCCGGAACAGGAAAATCAACGTTTATCGATTATTTCCGGGCTAATACGAACAAAAATATAGTATGCCTTGCTTATACAGGCGTTGCCGCGTTAAACATAGGTGGTAAGACTATACACTCGTTATTTCATTTTCCAACAAAAGCCATAACTGAAGAAGTGATCGATAGGATGCTTAATAATGAAAGGTATAACGATAAAAACATACATATTATCAAAAAAATTGACACCATAATAATTGACGAAGTCTCCATGGTCAGAGTTGACTTGCTTGAAGGAATACACTGGATTTTACAGAAGTATCGCGACAAAACAAAGCCGTTTGGCGGCGTTCAAATGGTCTTTGTAGGAGACCTTTATCAGCTTTCCCCAGTCGTCGATGATAAAAAACAGCCAAGAAAAACCGAGAAAGGCGAATTCGTACACGGAAAACCGCTTAACGATTATCTTCAAGACAAATATGGCGGCAAGTATTTTTTTGACTCTAATGCCTTCAAAAAATTGGAAGTTCTTTATTTTGAATTGAAAGACATGTTTCGCCAAAAAGATGAGCATTTCTTAAATATACTAAATCAAATTCGTGAAAACATTGTAACAGATAAACTATTAGATGATTTGAATTCGAGATGTGACGAAACGGAAGATACAGAGAGAATAGGCGAGGAGCGTATATACTTGTGCACGAGAAATGATATTGCTAACAAAATTAACCACAAGAAAATGGAAACGATAGATGCGGAGCTATTTTCTTATCCAGCGGAAATTGAAGGCGAGTTTACCAAATTGAAAGAAGATAAGTGTCCAGCGCCAAGTGAATTGAAATTAAAAGTTGGCGCTCAAGTCATGATGATAAAAAACAATATAGGAGGCCACTGGGTTAATGGCACCATCGGCAGGGTTCATAAATTATCAGACAGCAAAATCGAGGTTGAAATTCATGGCAAACTATTTGCCGTGGATAAGGAAACATGGGAGCTTTTCGACTACCAATATAACAAAAAAACATGTCGTCTATCGCAAGAAGTTGTGGGAGAATTCATCCAGTATCCAATTAGACCAGCTTGGGCTATCACGATACACAAAAGCCAAGGAAAAACTTTTGAAAAAGTCACAATAGACCTCGGCGAAGGTGCATTCGGACACGGACAAACATATGTCGCATTAAGCCGTTGCAGAACACTTGAAGGGATAATCTTAAAAAGACCTATCAGAAGACAAGATATTAAAGTTGATGACAAGGTGGTGGACTTCATTAAGACCATGGAACAGAAAACCAAACAATCAGACGCTGTACCAATGGGGTGATAGTATGCCGCGCATTCTTTTTATCCTGATTCTGCTCGTCGCCTGTTTTGCGTTTTCCTCGTGCGCGAGTAATTTCACCAATATTGGCTTTAAAGCGCTTCAACGAGGCGACTATGAACGCGCTTATAGCCTTAGTCTTTATGCAGCGCGAAATGGCGAACCAGCAGCCATGAATAATATGGGCGTACTTTGGGAAAACGGATTCGCGAAAGAAACCCCACAAAATTATACAGAAGCAATTAACTGGTACACCATGGCCGCCAATCGCGGGCAGATACAATCGATGGCGAATCTAGCCAGAGTACTGCGCAAAAAGGGCCTTATGGAAGAATCGGCGCAATGGTATACGACTGCTGCCCGTTGGGGTAATCTGGAAGCGATAAATTTTTTCCGGGAAATGAAAGTGGCACCCCCGCCCGCCGATCTGTTGCATGGCGCCATTGCCCGCGAGCAAGAAGCCGATGCCCAGGCCAGCGCGGCACTGGCTGCCGCTCTGATCGGCGCCGCCGCTGACGTGACCAATGCGGTCATCGAAGCGCGACATCCGCCGCCGGCGCCGCCACCCCAAGAAATCCGAGTGAAAACGAACTGCACAAAGATCGGCGGGTATATCCATTGTGATTGAGACCTATGGGCATCCGTCCCGACCCACACAGCCCTGATCTGTGGCACCTCGACTGCCGGCCCGACGGCTACCGTGGGCGGCGGCTGCGCGAAAGCTTCCGCGGCACACGCGAGGCGGCGGAGGACTACTACCGCGCCCTGATGCGCCTGCCGCCGGACGCGCCGAAGCTGGCCAAAGCGCCCACCATCAAAGCCATCTGGCCGGACTACCTGCGCCATTGCAAGATGGTCATGTCGCCGACGACAGTACGCGACATGGAAGCCTGCTGGCACAAGCATCTTGCCGATTTCTTCGGTGCCATCCAGCCGAAAACACTGAACCGGCAACTCATCGA